CCTTCGCCTCCATGCGCGCGACTTCTGTCGAGCGCGGGAAGTAGTGGAGCCACGTCTCGGCGAAGGAGTTACCAGCGTTGTCTCCATCGGCGAAGACAACAATACGGTGGAAATCTTCGAACAGTCGGTAGTAGTGGGCCTTCCAGGTCTGTGCTCCCGGAAGAGCGACTGCTGGATAGCCCAGTTGAGTGAGAATGAGAGCGTCCAGCTCTCCCTCAGTGACACAAATCGCGGGGCCTGCTGAGACAAGGTGCTCAACACCATAGATCCGAGCACGGTCACCAGCTCTTGTTCTGTACTTGCTGTGCCCGTGATAGTCATTGCAGTTGTGGTCCCGAATGCATCGGTAACGGAGGCTGACAACTCCAGCCCTTGTGACGTAGGGGATGCTGAGATAGTTACCTTCTGCATCGGAGTCGAACTCAAGGGGCTCATCTACTACGCCTAGTCGTGCCGTAGCGGCTGTGTCCTCGGTGATCCCTCTGCCCGCCAGATAGCCCTCTGCGAGGGGTAGACTGCCCTCGTACTGGGCCGTCAGGCTCTCCAGCAAGCTCCTCTGCGCGCTTGTAAGCGTCGGCAAAAGACAGCCCTTCCTTCTCTCGATCGTAGGGATGCTCCGGATCAATCCGGCGCAGCAGGCCGATGGCGTCACCACGGACGCCACAACTGAAGCACTTGAAAAACTCGTATTGGACCCATGCTGACGGACGCGTGTCCACATGGAACGGACAGTTGAACTTGGCGGAATTACCAGGCACTTCCGTGTGGAAGTGCCCTTCGAGCACCGGAGCGATCTTATATCTAGACATACTCCCACAGTTCGTAGTCTTCAAATGTCTCGGGGCGGGAATTTCCGTCCCTTCGGACCCAAAGATACCGGGTCTCTTCGTCAACTCCAAGGACTGTTCCGTAGAACCCTCCGACCCTGTTCCGCATGTAGTCACCGCGCTTGGGGACCTTCGTCTTCCTGGTGAAGGTAACTTCCATGTCATAGTCAGAAGCATAAAAGCTGAACTCGTTTTCAATACACCAGGCGTACTCCCGCATCAGTGCGTCGTATCCCCAACGGATAGCAGAATTCTTGAACGTCTTCGTCTCAGGCATTCTCTTCTCCACTAATGAAGTCTTCAAGGTACATGACCACGAAGCTTTTGGCGATACTGTGGTTAGGGTTCTTAACTACCAGGATTGGACACGGTCGCTTATGAAGATTGCGCGCCTTCCGGTAGGACTCGGACTCTCTGATGGCTTCTTCGAGCCAAGCTCGAAGGTTGAGAGAAGTCTTTGCATCTCGTCTAGCTTTGAGCTCAGCGACGAATTCTCCGCCGCCAAGTGCAAGATCGCCTTCATCATTGCTTCCAGCTTTCGCCAGTCTCTCAGCTCCAACGCCGTTGGCTCGTAGATATCCAAGTACATCTGTCTCAAACTTGCTTCCAACTCGTCTGGCGTCATTCGTCATAGCTCCTCAATCGTAGCGTATTCTGGCTGAACCCAGAAGGTGAAGTAGTCTTCACCTGTGTGATTGGCCCAACCGTCACGGTTCTTGACCGGAGCCAGGTAGAATCCGCTGTCATCAGCGGCGCAGGTGAGAGCCAGGATAGCCATCTTAGTGATCTTGTTCAGGAAGGCCTTCTTGGCCTGAGTGGGGCTCCCATTGGAGCCAGGATCGTTCTCACTCGTGTGGCAGGCGATGATGATGCAGGAGTTCGTCTCACGGGCAAGCTTGTCAAGGTAGCGGACGATAGACTCGTCCGTACCGCTTCCCTCTTCGACGTAGTCAACCTTCATCAGAATGTCCACCACCACGAGATGTGGATATTCACCCCACAGCTCTTCGAAGGCTTCAAGCTCCTCTTCAATCTCCTCAAGTGTTGGAGAGGGAGAGAAGTTCCAGCGAACCCAGTCTAGATCCTCAAGCTGCTCAGCAGCCCATTCGGGATCCTCAATTAGACGTTCACGAACGTCTTTGGAGTCTTCGCGGATACGCCTTGCGATGAACCGTGAGGCAATGGTGGCTTCATTGGAGTCGTTGCTGATGTACAGCGTGGGAACCTTCATCTGGTCCACCAGTTCACCAATGAGCATGGTCTTCATAGACCCAGGGGTGCCGCCTATAAGCGTCACACCACCACGATAGAATCGGACGCCTCTTTCCAAGAGGCAGGAAAACACATCGGGAAGGGGCTCTCCAACGGAGAGCCCCCGACCTACAACACGTGCCAGCTTAAACGACACGGGTTACCTTTCGTCAGTCCCAAATGGGGTCGCACTGGTCGTTACGGTCAGAGCTGGGGCAGAACATGCCCGACCAGCGCTTACCGTTCTTCTCACCGCTGCGCTCTACAGCCTCTCCGTGCTTGCAGGAGAAACCATCGTCGTCCTCAGTGACCTTACCCTTGCGAGAGCTTCGCTGGGAGCCTCCAGAGGACTTGTTACCCCAGGAACTACCAGAACCCCCAGAACGTCCGCTAGAAGCCCGTGGCGCGGGCTTAGCACTGCCTCCATGGGCCTCAACGAGGTCGTTGCCACGCTGGGCAACGAGAGCCATCAGCTCATCCCAGCGGTCGTCACTGAGCACGCTCAGTGCCTCGGACACATCGTTGAAGTGTCCAACTACCCAAGCCTGAGTACCGCTGCCTCCCTTGAGGGAGATGGTGATCATGTCGCGGTCGCTAGCAGGCGCCTTGTCAGCCGCCCAGTCTGGTGCATCGGTGTTGCTGTCCCACGGGTCCGCGTCTGTGGGCTGGTCAGTCTTCTTGACTGGCACTTTTACTCCTTGTGAAAGGGATTGAGGGAGTCGTACTCCCTGGTTACTGGTGTGTCACCTGATTGTAGGAAGCAGGCGTCTGCGACGCTGCACCTCTCGCAGTTCTTACCGCGAACTGGCAGGAACACCTTGTCGTTAACTCCACTGTACCACTGCTGGGCCATCTTGTCAACGGTGTGCAAGTTCCACTTGATAGTTTCGACTAGATAGAACTCATCGTCCTTGAACATGTAGTTCCAGGCCGTAATGTCCGAACTACTGCCACGACCGAAGGTTCGTGTATACTGTGTACCGTGGGTGTTCAGCCACACGTCGAACAGCACCTTGTAGATGCCAAGCTGCTGGTCAGAGTCAGGTCTCGTAGATCCAGACTTCAAGTCCACGATCTCGAATCCGGTGATCCTCTGATCCACGCGTGCTCGATCGATGTAGCCCTTGATCTCTAGCCCAGAGGGCAGCACGGTAGAGACATCTAGCTCTACCCAGTCCCACTGAAGGTGCTTTGCTTCCCACTGTAGCGCGTAGTCCTGAACCTTGTCAACCCAGTGTTCGTATCTCTGCTGGTTACGACCGTAACCAGCAGCCAACCACTTGGTGTCATCAGGCTCGATAAGGGCCGCCTTCTCGTACTCCATGTCAAGGCACTCAATGGCCATGTTCTCAGTGTCCGCCCATACGTCGCCCGTATCGATAGCCTCCGTGACCTTGTGGACGGCAGAGCCGCCGATGAGCCACCATGCGGGCATGGTAGGATAGTTTTTGATCTTCTCAAGCTCAAACGCCTTACCGCAGCGCAGGTAGCTGTTGATCGATGAGTGTGATGCATGCATGTTCCCACTGTACCACGTGACCGTGGTCCTGTCAAGCGTCATGATATTTCGGACACGTAGTGTCCTGACCACTACCACCAGGGATGTCATAGTCACCTTGAGACTACTTGACAGGATCGCTAGATCCTGCTACACTCAGAATATCTAATAGAACTCGACGTAGGAGTCCTTACTGGACTCCGAGGAGTTATACGCACCCTTGACAGCACGCCGTAGTCGTGCTAGAGTGGAACCCATGAGACTACTAGCTAACGGCAGTATCCGCGTCCCTGAGGACGAGGCGGACCTGGTCAAGCTGTTCGAGTGGATCGATCGCCAGCACACGCTGGCCTTGGACACTGAGACCACTGGCCTTGACATCTATGCAGATGGCCACAGGCTTCGCCTGGTGGCCCTGGCCACACCCGCTGAAGCATGGGTCTTCCCGAACGAACTGTTCGGAGGTCTCCATCGTATCATGACTCGCTTGCGTGGCAAGCGTCTGATCATGCACAACGCCTCGTACGACATTCAGGTGCTCGCCAGACACACCACGTGGTGTGACATCGCTGGTCTGTTTGCTCAGACCCGTGACACCAAGATCATAGCACACCAGGTGGACCCAAGGGGCCCAGACGAAGGTGGCATCGGTCAGTCCCTTGAGGAGCTGGTCAAGCACTACATGCCTGAGTACGCCAAGCTCGGAGATGATCTCAAGTCGGAGTT